CGGCGGTATCAATTTCATAGCGCGTAAGTCAAGCATTGTTTCAATATTTTAGTAAAAGGACACTTCGCCCTCTTGCTTACACGCTCTCACACCTAGCGATTGTGGCAATGTTTTAGCTTGTTGTTTCAGGCACAGAAAACCCGGCGCAACCGTATAAAGATCGCTAACCGGGCTAAATGTGTCGCTGCATGTGCAGCTTATTTATTACGCTCTACGGGCAGACTTAGACGCCTTACTCACTCGGGCAGGCTTCGCGGCATAGGTGCCACTCTCTATGATCCGCTCAACGCCCTCCATCGGGTCATCGCTCTCGATCGGTACGTCGTACTGGAAGGCTACGCGCATGAATCTCTTCGACTGCGACCGGCCTTTGCCAGAATGGAACTCCTTGATGACGCCGGTTATGCGCGTCGTGTCCGTGACGTCTACCTTCACGATGTCATTCTCGCGAAGCTCGTTTCCGTCTACATCCTTGACCACGTTCGTACCCTCCATTTCTCAAGCTTAGATGCTCTTACCCTCTATAGGCGAATTTATAGCGAATCAGAAAGCAAGCAAAATCGCCAGCAAAAATGCACGCTGGTGCCAAAAGGTTCATTGAAAGTGTTACCTACCTGGGCGCGATCGCTGCGGCTTCTTGTACCGATCGAGCGGCCCATAGGCGTAACTAGATAGATCCTTTATCCATATATACGGAGGCTGAGAGGCTACGACTAATTCCGACGCCGCGCGATGCAAAAGTAATGCTTGGAGCATCGGAAGCGAAACGGCCGTATTTATAGCCAGCCAGCGCGCCAGCTCCGAACGCTCACGCGGCCCCCACGGACACGCAGGGCTCACCTTACCCTCGGCGATCACCTTCCTGTTTACCTCCTTCCAGAACTTGAAAAACTCATCTCGGAAGGATCCGAATCGCGGGTCGGTCTCCGGACGTGTTTTTGTCGACTCCCCGCCTGTTTTGGTTGCATGAGCAACAGATTTCTGGGGCACCTTGGCGCGCTCCGATCGCCTCGGGGCTACCTCGGAGACGTTTAGGGGTTCTCCGATCGCTCCAGCGACGTTTTTGGGGTTCGTTTTTGTTTCGCCTTTAGGTCGCTCGGAGGACCGGACCGAACCAACCCGCTTTCCGGCTTCAGGCCGCAAGCGGACGATAGTCCGCTGTTGGTACTTGCTTTTAAGCTTTCCTGATGACGATGAAGGGGATTGCTCGGGTTCTGCTTGCGTAATGCTTGGAGCATCGCCGGGATATGGCTCGTTTGGGTGCCATCTATTCCACGCCGCGCGCCGTGCCTTTTCCGTTGCAACGTCGCTCTTTTCGCCCCAAACACGCAGTTCCTTCTCTAGTCGGAGCTGCGACCAAGTACCATCCGGATTCTGGTGAAAGAACTGATTTAGGAGATCCAGAATCCATGCATAGAGCATCCGATCCTCTTTTGAGGCCGATGCTCGGCCGATGCTAGAGGCATGCTCAACACATGCAAGAGGAATGCTTGTAGCATCGACAAAAAAATGGCTCATCTTCGTGATCTGGATCAGGGCCAGGACGTCGTTCGGGAGCGGTCGGCGAGTCTTCCATTGATGCTCAAGAAGGCGGCGATAGGCGGAATCTTGCGGTGGGTTCAGATGGGCTGTATCTGCTTGATACTCGGCGATATACCACGGCATCCATATGTCGACTTTAGGCATGACTGGCGGAATTACCTTTCGGTGAGAGATGCATTTACAGCGTTGGTGAGGACCTTAGCGCCATCGCGGGGATTGTTCTCGAGGAGAAAGCGCGCGGCCTTCTCGCAAACGTCGATGACGAACGTATTGAAGGGAATACCTTGTTGGCGAGCTGCGTCCTTGACTAGCTCTAGCTGATCCTCATCTCGAAAACGGATGCGATAGTTTTTCTCTGTCTTGATGGAGACAGGTCGGGAGAGTAATTTCTTTTTATTCTTCATAGATACTGATGTATCCTATTGGTACGGGTTAAGTCAATCAGGAGGATGAAGGATTGAGCAGGGCAAGCGACGCGGGCAACGGCGTTATGAAGGCAGTCGAGGATGTTTGCAATCTTTACGACGTGCCGGTTACGAGAATGCAGTCTCGAACCTTCACGGTCCCAGGCAAGGGCGGCAAAGAGCGGCCTTTCTTTGTAGGCGAGTGGATCGATCGGATGGGCGTGAAGCGTCGTAAGGGTATGGCCGATCTGCTGGCTCAGCCGAGCGTATGCCTGGGAGTTCTAACCGGGAAAAAGGAACTGTCAACGACTACCGTCACCATTCCCCTATGGATTGAGTGCAAGGCTGGAACCGGAAAACTCACCGGCGACCAGCAAGCGTTCAAGGAATGGGTCGACGAGATCGGCGCGGCCTACCTCTGTGTTACGGACTCCTGCGAGGAGCTTCTTAACTTTTTCAAGCATTACGACCTAAGGAGACGATAGTGCCAACTTACTGTGTAATCGATCAGATAGAGATCCCCGAGGAGCGCGAACGGCGAAAGGCTGTTACATGTTCCCCCGAATGCAGGAAAAAGCTTACCGAGTTGCGCCGGAAGCATAAGGACAAGACCGTTTGCCGCATGTGCTTTCGCCCTTCCTCGATCGAGGAAAGAAAGCTCTTTCAGCAGTGGCGCAAACAGACCTTCCCTGTAGCCAAAAAAGGACGTCCGAAGAAGGTCAAGCCCGAACAGGCAACACCCGAAATACCACAGACGAATGGAGTAAGCGAATGAGTGATTTTTATAGAAGACTTGATGAAGCAGAGCGAGAAAATAGGTTGAATCGGCTATTTGCCAACCGTCCCGAGAACCTGCACGACTACCAGGGATGCGCGGATGGATCTGTGCCCTTGGTTTGTGGCTGTATCGGGTCATGTGCAGGGCATAACGACAAGGAAGAGAAGCAGTGAACCCCAACGACCCCATCGGAATAATCGGAGGCTATTGCACCTATCATGCCGAAAGCTGCCCGAGGTGTGGCGCGATGTACTATACCGAGATTTTCGGAAATAGAATGCCTAAGCATGTTTGCCGCTTACCGAAGGAGAAAGAAATTGAAGGCTAGAGATATCATTCAAGGCTGGCCGCGCGGCAGGAGTACGTCGCGGCCCTGGCCATTCGAAGCAGCATCCTTTTGGTTTATGACCATCTTGCGAATCCGATCGCCGTTTGACTTGGCACTGATGAAGGAAGAGGCGGAAGCCGATCGCGAATATCACTATGCGCAGCAGCTCATGGTCGACCGCTGGCGCGCGGGCGAGCTGGCGGTGATGGGATATTTTCCCCCCTACATCGTTCCACCGGAAAAGTTCGAACCGGGCTATTGGACCTATCGCCTGCCGGTAGAGGCGATCGAATACGAGCCATGGCCGACCACGCCGCATATTCCCGCCGTACTTTGGCAGATGCTCGAGGCGACGCGCGAGGCCAGCGAAGCAGCTAGCGGAGCAGCACCCGAAACTGTGGCCGGTCAAAGCCTAATGCGTTCAAAAAGGGAAAAACTACCGCTTTAGTTGCACACCCCTAGAAAGGTGTTGCAAAAATGTATCTGTTACAGTAGCAATGGTTTTGGGCCTAGCGGCCAAATTGAAAGGACGACCCTCCCCATGTCCATTGTGAATAAAGCTGTACCCGCGGCTGCAATCAGCGCGGCGGTTGCTACTGCCCAAATTTTCCCTGCGTTAAATTCCAGCCCTGCGGCGGCCTGTGTCCTGAATATCCTCGGGACCAATCGCCTCGAGCAGAAGGTTTTCAAGGTGCGGGCGTCGGGAATTGCGACGACTGCCGGCGCTTTTACCGTGCTTCCCACCCTGTTTGCTGCCCTCGTCACGCCCGCAGCCTCTCTCGTTCCTGCAAACTGGACCGCGATCGGCGTCGGAACGGCGTCCGCAATCGGAACCACGACCGCAGGATGGGAGATTGAGATGGAAGCGCTGTTTGACTCGATCTCTGGGAAGCTGTCGGGAACCTTCAAGAGCTGCGTGAACAATATTCCCGTAGCTTCGGCGGCTCTCGCGGCCCAGCTCGCCGGCATCGTCGGATCTGCCGAGCCCGCCCTGGTGGTTGCGGTCGGTCTCACCTTCAGCGCGGCGAACGTTGGGAACATCGGCAAGCTTGCCGACTTCTTTCTCGATTACTAAAAACTTCCACGATGCTGTAACAGAATGTACGGATACCGAGTAGGGCGCGAAAGGTAACGAGGTTACAGCAAGCCGGTACGGAGCGGCTGATTTCTCCGGTTGGTGTAGGTAGGTAGGAGGCCGGGCGATAGACTCGGCCCCTACCCGTTTACCCAGGAAGCATAGGCCCCTTTATGGCGAAGCATGATGCAGTGATGTCTCACCTTGGTTCTGAAAAGTCGGGAAAAAAGAGCACCAAGCACCGCGTACACCGGATGGAGATCGAGCGCGCCGATGGTGGCGGTCATATTGTCCGTCACCACATGCGCGATCAGGACGGAAACGACGCCGGAACTCAGACCCACGTCGTTCCTGATAACGATTCCCTTGGCGACAATGTGCAGCAGGCGATGGGCGACCAGCCGCCAGCCGGACAGGGACAGCCTCAGGCACCCCAACCATCACCAGGTATGGACCCGACACAGGCAGGTTAGGCCCCCGATGTCTGCAACGATCAATCTGGCGCGCATTCGCGAAGACCGCGCATATCGAGACGACCTGCGCCTGCGTGCGCAGACCGATCTCTTTTGGCTGTGTTACGAACTCCTGGGCTATGACAAGCTCACCGAGGACGTACACCGCGCCGTCGCCGATCATTACGTGCAGAAAGATCCTCGCAAGCCGATCGAGGAGCAGGACACCGTAAAGAACCGGCTGCATCTGGACCCGCGCGGCACCTTCAAGTCGACGATCAACATGGGTGACTGCGTCCAGTGGATCATTTGCTTCCCCGAAAACTGCGGACTTTTGATGTCGGGAGCATTGAAGCTGGCGCAGGCCTTCGTCGGCGAGGTTGGCCAGCACTTTGTGAAGCCGAAAGGCGTCAGCGGGAGCACATTTCAGGAGCTTTTCCCCGAGTTTTGCATCCCTCCCTCGGCCGTCAGGGTTGGCAGCTATTTAGCACCCAATCGGCAGACGATGCGCAAAGACGACACGCTGATGTCGGGCTCGATGGAAGCCGCGATGTCGGGCTGGCATTTCGAATGGTTGAAGGAAGACGACATTGTCGATAATCGCAACTCGGAAACGCCGAGCGGTATCGAAAAGGTGAAGAAGAATCGGCACGTCAACCGCAAGATGCTGATGCCCTACGGCTATCGCGACACCGCAGGCACCCGTTATGACCCCTTCGACTGCTACGGCGACGATATCGCGAAGGCCCGCCCAGGCAAGATCAAGATCCTTTGCCGCCCTGCGCTGGTGATGCACAGCGGCGAGCGCCTTACGTCGGACAACTGGCCGGCCGAGGATGAATGCACGCTAACCTTCCCTTCCCTGCTGAGCTATGAATTTCTCCGCGACTCCTACGATGACGATTACAGCTCATTTATGACGCAGTACATGAACGACGCTTACGGCGGTAAGGAGGTGATCTTCGATCCGGAGGAGATGGCCGAGGCCATGGTCGACGAGGAGAGCGACCCGGTGGAAGGCCCGGTGCAGATCGTATGGAGGTTTAGCAGCTCCGCAGAGCCTTCGATGAAGTACGCCGGCGCCGCAGTCGGCCGCGCGGCCTTTGGCGTGATGTTCATCCTTGACGTTGTGCGCGGAGTTTACAACCCCTCGACCCAGGCGCGGAAGGTTGTCGAGCTGGCGAAGAAACATGATGCGCGAACCGTGCAGATCATCGACTCCCCAGGCGCGCGCCACTTAGAGCACCACATCCACAACTATGCTCTCGAGGTCGGCTATAAGGTCGCGTTGAAGTGGATTCCATTCGATCAGGACGCCTCAGCTCGCGATCTCCGGATGAAGACGGTTCAGCCGCTCATCGCGACCGGCCGCGTGAAGTTCTCCGACGCGATCGGACCCATGAATGACCTTACTCGGCAGTTTACGAATTTCGGCATGGTCGAGCAGAACGAGATTGTCGAGTGCGTCGCGCGCGTCTGCGAGGTTCTGCCGAAGTCGATCGCTCACCCGGGCGAAGAAGAGGAATCCGATGAGGAGTTCGAGGCAGCTCGAGAGCGCGACCTGCACAACATGGTCTATGGCCGCGGCCGCTATGCCGCCCCTGAAGTAGATCCGACGCCGATCGAGGAAGAGGAAGAGGAGTACATGCCACAAACGAATCCTTACGGGCTCGAGGACATCATGCCGGGGTTATCAGGATGAGCGAACTACCCGGCGCAATCAGCACCACAGGCGAGATCCAGCAGTCAGAGGTCAGGCAGCAAGGCCCGACCCTAGCCCCGCAGTACCTGAAGCCGGCCGTCGCCAAGTTGGTCGTCGGCGATATGGAGCGCGCGAGGGCCTTCCAGCAGGAGAAGCAGTGGGCGCTCCACTGGAACGAGGCTGATGCACTCTACCAGTCGCCGCGCGGCAAAACCAACTTCGAAAACTCCGTCGTTTCGCGCGCGAACGTGTCGCGTTTCACGGTCGCGACGCATGTAAACACCCTGGCTCCGATGATCGAGCAGGGCCTTTTCTACGAAAACCCTCCATTCCTCACCCGGCCGAGACCTGGCCAAAGCCAGCAGACCGCATTCGCGAAGATGGCGCTCTATGGCGCGCTACTGGATGAGATCGAGTTTCAAGACGAATGCGTGCTTGCGATCGAGAACGGAGTAAACAGCGGCACGGCCATCTGTAAGGGTGGATGGGTAACGGAGACGAAGAAGGTAAAGACGCAGGTTCGGAAGTCGGCACCGATCACCGTCACGATGCCCTTCTCTGATCGCGATGAGCAGGTCCACACGGCCGAAAGCGACGAGTTTGAAGTCGTCGAGACCGAGGTTACGACCAACCGGCCATTCTTCGAGTATTGCCCCCTTGGATCAATCTTTGTCGATGCTGGTTGGCGTCATCCGAATAGGATCGACAAGGCAAAGTTTGTTATTCATCAAACCTTCCCGACGTTCAAGGATATCGACAAGCTGCGCCAGAATAAGGCGTATAGCATCCCATCCGCGAAGTCGCTCGAGGACTATTTCTTTTCGCACAAGCAGAATGCGAACCCGGTTCCAGACTTCGAGGCGCAACAGACCAACAATGCCGCCATCTATCACGCGGCCGACCGCAACGAGATCACGAGCGACGACCCGCTCGAGGCCCCGATAGAGATGCTTGAGCGTTGGGACGGGACTTATGTCTATACGGTCCTCCGGACCGATGACGATCATGTTGTCGTCATCCGCGACGAGGAGCACGGCTTTAGCCGCATTCCCTTCTTCGCGTGGAATTTCTGGAACATCCCGAATGCCGGTTATGGGATCGGAGTCGGGCGCTTGGTCGGAAGCGATCAGCGCGTCGAAAAGGGACTCGTCGACGGCGCTCTAGACATCCTCAGCTTTTCGCTCAATCCGAGCTATGCGCGCGATCGCGGCGCAAACGTACCCTCGCAGCAGATCCGTACTCGCCTGGGCGGAATCGTCGACGTCGACGTCCCGCAAGGCCGAGGCGTCAAGGATGCGTTCGGCCTGATCGAGCAACCGCGCGTCCCGGCCGAAGTCTTCCCCATCCTGCAGCAGTCGCAGCAGTCGAGCCAGTCGACCACCGGAGCCGATCAGCCATTCGCGCAGGGCGTACTCGGCGGCGCTGGATCCAGTGCGGCCCGTACCGCCACCGGCGCGGGCGGCATCATCTCGGCCAACGCCGGAAAGATTCAGGGTCCGGTCGGCCGCTTCGTGCGTGGAGTCTTCCTTCCCTTCCTCCAGTTCATCGACGAGCTGGTAAAGGAGCGGATGCCGCTGTCGGAGATCCGCGAGATCCTTGGCCGGGAGTTGGGCGACGCCTTCCTTCTCGATGAGACGGACTTCCTCAATTCCAGCGATAAGTTTGAAGTCCTCGCCGGCGCGAAGCTGGCAGCGAAAAAGGCGATGGCCCAGGCATTGCCGCTGATGATTCAGATTCTCGAGAATCCGGCCCTCATCTCACAGCTCAACGCCATGGGTTACGCGGTCGACGCTAAGCTCCTGTTCGATATGTTCATGGAGGTCAGCGAGTGGCGAGATCGGCGCGAACTGATTCGCCCCATGACCCCGGAGGAGTACGCCAAGTTTCAGCAGAACAACCCAGGACTGCAGAAGGTTCAGGGCGACATCGCCGTCGTCCAGGCGAAGCACGCGGCCAAGACTCAGGAGATCGACCAGAATCACGAGGCCTCGCTAGCTTCGAAGATGATGCTCAACTCCAACGCCGAGGCCGCGGCCTATGTGCTGAGGCAGGAAAGCCGTGAACAGATGAGGGAAGGGATGGGCGCGTTATGAGCGATAGAGAGATCCGCAACGAGCGCACGCATGGCCTGAAGGCGACGTTGCCACCACAGCAGCGCGTCGCACTCCTCGCGATCCGCGAGATGCCCGGTTATGAGGCCCTGCTAGACCTGATCGAGATGTGCTGCATCGAGCAGGAAGGAAACCTAGTCAATACCCCGGTCGACCAGCCGAGCAGCATACTCGCCGAACACCAGTTTTCAAAAGCCTTCTGGCAGGTGTTCACGGCGCTTCAACGCAAGGTAGAGCAGGAGCGCGCGATACAGGACGCGATCGACGAGCAGCGCCGCGATCATGCGCGCGCCGCCGACGAGTACGACGAAGCACAGATTTTTGTACGGCCGTAGCACCCAGAAATACACCGGATTGGTGGAGGTAAAGCAAGTGGCGACAGAATGGCGAAATAACGGCGAGCCGATCGACGGCGAATATATCGCGGATGTAGATCCGGAGGACGGCTCACAGGTTCAGACGTTTCGCGGCGCAACCGTGAAGGAAGTAGCCGACAAGCTACTCGCAGCGCAGGGCAACGCCAGCCGCAGGATCAATGAGCTGAAGAAGACGCAGACACCGGACCCCGCTCCGAAGGCTCTCGAGTTCAAGCCGCGCAGCCTTTCGGCCAATGAGCGTTTCCAGATCGCGGGAGATCTGCAGGACCCCGACAAGGTCGACGCGGCGATCAATACCGTTATCGAGGCCTCGATCGGCGGCAACCTCAAGGAGATCACGAGCCGACTCCAGGAGGACGACGAAAAAGAGCGTATTGCGGCCGCTGTCAAAGCCGCCCAGGATTTCAATCAGTCGGAGCCGGATTGGTTCCCGATTGAAGAGAACAAAGTAACACTTATGGGTTATATGGAGCAGCACGGAATGGCCCATACTCTAAACAACTTTCAAATTGCATTTGCTCGACTGAACGGCAGCGGATTGTTGACCAGAAGGCCGGCAGCGCCACCACCACCCCAACCCGAGCCCAGGCAAGAGCGGATTGCTCCCACGCAAACAACTCGGCCACGCGGAAGCGTCGGAGCCAGCGGAATACGTTCCAGCGATGTAAGCGGAACCACTTCCCCGAAGCCCACGCCGAAGTACACCCGTCAGCAGATTCTCGAGATGCCAAGAAACGTTTACGCGGACAAGATGGCGAACGAAGCGGGATTCGCGCAGTTCGTTAATTCTATGAAGATGTAAACCGACTAGCAGAGTCGAGCATCCTGGCGGACTGGAATGCACAGGGAGAACGACCGATGAAATACACGAATTTCGATCGCGCCGTCTTGGTTACGGCCCGAATCTTCGCAGCAATCGCAACATTGATTTTTGCCCTTGGTAGTCGAGTGATGATCCTCCCCCGCGTCATCTGGCGCGCCTGTATCGTTACGGTCGGCACCTTCGCATGGATGCAGAGCGGTCAAGTCGTCTGTCACGACGGCTACAGCCCCGCATCCAACAACACCAGCAACCTCTCGCAGACGCAGGCGATCTATTACGAGAAAACCTTCATCGACAACTTGAAGGCCGAGACCCCGTATCTGAAATGCACGCGACGCATTGAGATGCCCGAGAACGCCGGTAACACCCTGGCTCTCTTCGAATATCAGACGTTCGGCGCGAATACGTCGCAGGCCGCTGAAGGCGTTGTCGGCGATGGCCTCACCATTTCGGTGCTCAACAACTTCACCAAGATGGGGAACTTTGCCGACTATCTCAACTACAGCAAATTCTCGCTGCAGTTGGCGATCGACCCGGCGCTCGAAAACGGAGCGAAGGAACTCGGCTATAGGCTCGCGCGCACTACGTCGCAACTGGTACGTCTGGTGGCCGATGGCCTCAGCGCGGTTGACTCCTCGGTCAACGAGCAGAACGCTTTCAACGTCCCGTTTGGCAAGAGCAACATCACGACGGCGATCTCCTCCATGGGCGGCCGCAACGTGAAGGCGTTCGGCGGCGGTCGGTTCCGTGGAGTCATTCACGACTTCGCGGTCGGCGACACCCTCAACGACAACTCCAATAATTCGCTGACCGACGTTCTGAAGCACACGATCGAAGGGCAGATGAAGCTCGAGGAGTTGCCGACCGGCGAGGATAGCGCGCGCGTGATTGATTGGGCGGGCTGCAGCTTCTTCCCGTCTACCGAAGTCACCATGACCCCGAACTACAAGGGCAATGCTGGCGTTACCGCTCTGCGTACTTACATCTTCGGCGAGAATGGCGTGCTCACCGTCAGCCTCGGCAAGAAGGAAGGCGCGCAGATCGGCGAGGGAGACTGGCGGAATCTCAAGATGTACACGAAGCGTTATGACGATGTCAGCGTCTCCGATCCGGCCAACATGATCGGCGGCTCGACCGCGTACAACGTGAATTTCGTTGCATCGGTCGTTCCTGATCTCGTCGGCCGTGTCCGCACCATCGACGCTCCGACCAACATCTCCTAACCCTCAAACAGCGACGGGCGGCGCTTGTTGTACCGCCCAAATTTCACGCCGTCTACGGAGACGCCATGCCTACCGAAACAGAGAAGCTTTTAGAGGAATCCGCCGCGATCGACCTCGAGATGAAGCGCGTACAACTCGAACTGCAGAAAGAGCAGCTTGCAGAGATCAACCAAAAGAAGGAAGCGCGGCGGCTCAAGCTTGAGCAGCAGCAGCGCGACATGAAAGAGAACGCTCGTCAGGAGCAGGCGCGTTTCGACAACTGCAAGCACAAGAAGGGCGGCAGGAACCGCTCAGGCCTCGACCGTGGCACAGACAGCAATTACGCAATCGTTCGGCAAACGATGCCGACCGGCGAGTTGGTGATTATGTGCCAGCGTTGCGGCTGCACCTGGGAGAAGCCAACCGTCGCGCTCAAGCGCAGCGACCCCGATGCCTACGCCGACCAGCTCCGCAAGTTCCGCATCGCCTGCGAGTGGCCCACCGATAACGAGGATATGGGGATGCAGATCTTTCTGGTGCAGCGCGCTCCACGGCCGCGGCCGACCGACGACGAGGCAGACACGGAGCAGATCCGCAGGCCTCGCGGCAAGAAGCGTAGCGCCGCCTAGACATCCGCCGAGGACTCTCGACGGCACACCGTAACACAGGAGAAATAAACCGATGGACGAGCAGAACGCGAACGTTCAGGAATCAGCCCTCACCCAGACCGAAGCTTCGGTCTCGAATCAGACGCCAGCGCCGGCGCAGGATGCAGCCACCGACACCGCGACCGAAGCCACATCCGTCGATGCAACGCAGGGACAAACCCCGGCCCCGGCCGCAACGCAGCTCGTCGCCGGCCCCCAGGGACCGCAGGGCGAGAAGGGCGACACCGGACCCACCGGACCCGCAGGACCGCAGGGCGAGAAGGGCGAGAAGGGAGATCCGGGAACCCCGACAGTCGACGGCGGATTCTTGATGGAGCTCGCCGAGCGCGCAGCTCACAACGTTGTCGGAGACCTGAAGGACAAGTTGAAGGCCAAGCTCTCGGCTCACGGCATCCACATCGACGAGCCCACCACCACCACCGAAGCACAAACCAAGTAAAGGAAGCACGGCCCCATGGGAAGCAGTACCGTCTCTCTTCAATCCGTAGTCGACTTGATGCAGACCATGGGCTCGCTTAGCGTAGCCCAGGCAGCGGGAGGATTCTCGACGCTGACCTGGCTCGCTATTGCGAACGATGTCACGAACGATCTCGTATCACAGCGGTTCAATTGGAAATGGAACTCCTTCAAGGTTCCCCCGTTCTGGACAGTCAGTTATCAGAACGACTACGCAACAATCGACCAGTCGGGCATCGGTTGGCTCGAAAACGCAACGTGGACCGATATCAATAACACTTCCCTTCCCAAGCCCCGACTTCCGATGACAGCCGTTCGAGGCCTGCAGCCCACCAGCCAAGCCGCCAGCCCTCCGGTAAAGGTGGATTGGCAGTACAACCGCACACTCGAACAGGGCGCATGGCCCGGTCCTACCGTGACCTATACGCAGCCCCTCGGCGCGACCGGCACACCTCAGAACCCGCCGACGAATATCAACGACGCGCACGGCAACATCCTGGTACTGACGACCTACGGCATCACCGGAGCCACGGCCCCCGACGCCGGCGCGGAGCCTGCGATCGGCGCGACCGTCGAAGACGGATCTTGCATCTGGACGGTCGCCGATCCGGACGCGCAGGGTTTCCGCATCTCCCCCATGCCGCCGATGTCGGGCGTCGTCTATCAGATCAACGTCGTCGCCCAGGGCAACCCGCCGCAGTTTACGACCCTCGACGAGATGATCGACCCCATCCCTGACGACTATGCAGGATCTTTTCGGTCGGGCGTTTACACCTACTGCCACAAGTACGCCGTCGATCCGAATCTCAAGCGGCAGTTTCCCGCCATGAAAGCGATGTGGCTCGGCGACATCACCGCAGCTCTCAAGCAGGGCGACCGGGAGACCGAGGACGCCGGATTCGTCCCAGACCGAAACGTCATGGGGAACGGCTATTGCGGCGACGTCGGACCCGCCAACCCCTACGGCAACGGTTGGCCGTGGAATGGAGGCCGATAGTGCCGTCGACGATGAACCTTCAGCAGTCCGTTTTGTGGGCCGGTCCCTTTGTGCGCTTTCAGCCGCTCACGATCGGAGGCCTCGAGCCGACCATCTCAAACGCGAACCTAGTCAAGCAGACGATGCTCGGCGCGCCGTTCTCCTGGCCATGGAATCGCGCCGAGTCGGATGCCATCGCAATTACCGCAGGAACGCAGGATTATGTCGCAGCCCTGCCGATGTGGGGATTTATCGAAAAGGCATGGTTTACCGAGACGACGAGCGGCGAAACCAAGGAACTCGAGGTTAGGAGCCCGCTGTCGAAGGACTCGACCAAAGAGCGGCCGCAGTTTATCTCCGTGCATAAAGACGACGGACAGGGAAACATCACCTTCCGCCTGATGCCGAACCCGAGCAAGGCCGGGACGCTCACGGTCATGTATCAGCAGAAGGCTGTCCCAATGGACTCACTCGCGAGCCGTTGGACTCCCATCCCCGATGAGCTGAGCTATATCTATAACCCCGGCTTCCTCGCGATGACTCTGCCGATCGTCGGCAGTCCGCTCTTTCCCATCTATAACGACCGCTTCATCTCGCATCTTCTCGGCGCGCAGCAAGGCCTCGACGAGACGCAGCGCGCGATCTTCCTCGCGAAGTGGCTCGATGTGATGAAGATGGCGCAGCGCGCCCAGATGGAAACCAGCCAGGGCATCGGAGGACGTCAAAAATAATGGCCTCACCGATCACACAAGCTGGAGGAGTCACAGGACAATCGCAGTTCGCTCCACTGCATACGAATCGTTTCGTTACGGGCCTCTGGACGAATCGCAACCAACTCGGCGGATCTGCGTCGATTCCGCTGATGTATGAGCAGTTTTATTCGGCGAGTCGCTTCGACTCTCTGATCGGAGGCCTGAACCTCGAGCTGAGCACGAAGATGACGCTCGGCCGACGCCCAGGCTTCAGCGTCTACAACTCGCAGAGCTTCCCCGCGATCAATCGCTTTTACAGTTTCCGCGAGTTTTCGACCGCGACCGAAACAATCCGCGTTATGGCCGATAGTGTGGCCTCGGTCTACGATGCGACCGGCCCAGATCGCAAGCTCAACATCTGGGACAAGAGCCCCGGCGCTGGAGATACGACTTTCCAGTCAGTTGGAAATAATCTCTTCTTCGGCAATGGCGTCGATCAAAAGAAGTGGGCGCAGAAGGAGCCGCAGTGGGCGGCTAATACCAACTTCAACGTCGGGCAGTTCATCGTCGACAGCAACAACAATTTGCAGGTAGCAGAGGGCGGGATCGTCGTCGGAATCGCATCCGTCGCCGTCGCCGGCAATGTGCTTACCTTGACGCTCGACCCGAACGATCCGAACCTGCCAACCAACTTGATGTCTCTGGTTGGCCTGCAGCTCACCCTCTCGGGAGTCGTCAACGCGACATTTCTTAACGGGCAGACGATCACGATCGCGACCGTTCCCCAGGGTGTGCCGGCCTACAAGAGCAACATTCTCACGGCCGCTTTTGCTCATGCGGATTATGGTCCGGTTGTAGACAGTGGAGCCGCGAACAGTGGAAGCGGTATCAGCGGAGGCGCGGCCCCGAGCTGGTCGACCTCGATCGGCGCTTATACCTATGACGGCGGCGTGCAGTGGATATGCAAGGGCTCGTCGGTACAGAACTGGGGCATTGCACCGCCGACCGTAGCGCCAACCGTGGCCCAGGCCGCACTACCGACGACTTACCCGGCATGGAGCCCGCGCACCTACTATTCGACCTGCTATCTCATTTATGACGATGCGAATTTTATTCATCTGGCTACTACCTTTGGGATTACCGGATCATCTCAGCCAGATTTCGTCGATGTCGCAGGAAGTACCACCGCAGACGGATCGGTCGTTTGGACTTGTCAAGGTTCAGGAGCCTACGCCAGCTCTACCGCGTACGCATCCGGTTCCTTTGTCCTGGCGACCAACGCGGCGGGAGTGCTTTGCTTTTATAAGGCGCTCACCGATGGAGCGACCGCGGCCGCGCCGCCCGTCTTTCCTACCCCGCTCAATGCTCAGGTAAGAGACGGAGGCGTGACCTGGGAAATGGTCGGGATCGCCGCCAAGTGGTCGAGCGTAACTTCCTCGAGCATCATCGGAACCTTTGGCACGATTCCCGTTCAGGGTGGCGGATTCGTCGCGATCGGCACCGGGCAGGGCCTCGCGAGTGGAACGGCGATCGCTCTCCCCACCGGATACGCGGCGACGCGGATGCTTGGATGGGCCTCGATCGGCGCAGGATTCAGCGGGAGCGACCTTGTCGTCTCTGGCGTATACAACTCGAACGTAATCGGAGGCATCGCGAATAGCTTTTTTACGGCTCAATTCGGCGGCGCGGCAGCTTTCCCGACGTCGACCAATTGGGCGGCGATGACGTGGACGGATGGAGCCGCCGTCACCATCACCGCGAGCGCAGGATTTCAGTACGCGAGTTTCACGACCGAAAACGGCGACCAGATTTGTATTTGCGTCGGGACTCTCGCCAACGGGCAGACTGTCCCGACAGCGCCGGCCGGATTTTCCGCCGCGAATCAGATCAATCTTTGCGGAATGAGCAGCACCGACAGCGCGGCAAACATCATGCAGGGGATACAGACCTGCACTCTCGATGCATCGCTCAAGCTCACGACGCTTTACACCGACAATGATGGAAATACATGGACGGGCAGCGCTAATGTCATGGTCGTCTACTTCTCCCCTGGCGGCGGAATTACGGTCGAAGCCGTGACGAGTGGAATCGCGCTCGTTATCCCAACGATCAACGGGCAGAGCATTTCTCTGATTCAGGCGACGATCAGCGACGGAGCGAGCTTTGGTCTTCCTTCCGGTTTTGAAAATGCAACTGTATTCGCTACAACTGCGATGTCGGGATGGACGTCAGCAGGAGGCAACCACGGACACGGCTATAGCTGCACCGTCGCCGGCCTGACCGGAAGCTATATCTACCGCGACAACTCCGGTAACTCATGGACGGGCGACGGCAATGTGCTTGCCGTCGCAGTTGTCCCCAATACCACGACCGTCGTCGGTTCGCAAAAGGTCGTCGACGGAAACAGCAACGTGCAGCAGATCGTCGTCAGCGGAGTTTCGAGCGCGACCGCTCCGACGTGGCAGACGCTTCAAGGCGCGACTACGCTCGACTATCAAGCGAGCTGGATCAACACAGGAATCACGACGGCCGCGCGTACTCAACCGTCACAGTGGGCCTATGCGTACAAGACGACGGCGACCAACCACACGAGCACCGCGTCGTCTCTCAGCGCGCCGATCATCATGGCCGCAAATAACTATGCGTTCCTGCAGGCACCAGGAAGCCCCGACACTCAGGCCGACATCGTCGTTATCTATCGATACGCCCAGGGCGGCGCAACGCTGCTTTACATGGATGAGATCCCCGCGCCGCCGCAGGGCCAGATGTGGAACTATACCGACCAGCTCCCCGACAGCGCGCTCAATGACCTCCTACCGGCCGCGATCGCAAGCTCGAACAACCCGCCGCCGATCGGCTTCAAGCCGTTGGCCTATCATCTCGGCCGCATCTGGGGCGCAGTGGGTAATGTGCTGAGCTGGAGCAACCCAACGAATCAGACCGGAGACCCCAACCAGTCCTTCAGTCCAAGCAACTTCTTCACGTTTCCCGCAAAGGTGATTTATGCGTGGCCCTGCACCCTCGGCCTGATCGTCTTTACCGTGTCCGACATTTACATCGTCTACGGATCAGGGACCAGCGCCAGCCCGCTCTTTCCCGATATGTATATCCCCGGCGTCGGCCTGCTGAATTACGACGCCTTCACCTTCAACAAAACGACGCCCTATCTGATGAACTCGACGGGCTCGGTCCTCGCGCTTGACCCCAGCTCGGGAATCATAGAGCCAGGTTTCCCGATCGCCGACCAGATCCTCGCGCAGTGCAACCCCGCAACCGCGCGGCTCGCATGGCATGAAGGCGGAACCTTTGACACGGCCCTTTTTGTGGGAGACGCGGCCTCGAGCTGGTATCGAATGAGTTCGCTATCGGCCCCAGAACAGGGCCTTGTGTGGAGCCCAAAGGGAACGCTAGGCATCGGTTATAAGGCGCTGGCCTCGGTCGAGGTTTCGCCAGGGCAGAAGCGTCTCCTCGCAGGCCCTTCATATAACGGCCCCATCCTGCAGCGCGATCTCACCGTGACGAATGATAACGGCGCGCTGTATCCGATGTGGTCGATGATCGGCTCCATCGTCCTCGCGCAACCGGGACAGGTCGCAGAGCTGGCCTTTATGACGCTCGAGTCGGCCAAGGTCGGCACGAACCCGACTATCGCTGTGATGCTTGGCGAGATCAACGGCCCCGATCATCCTGAGCTGTTCGATCAGCTCTATCGCACCCGGCAAGATCCGCCGCTGCTTCCCCCGGCCGAAACGCTTTATAACGACCGCTTCGACATCATGCAGAACCAAAAGACCGTATGGTGCCGACACCTGCAGATCCGCTTCGATTGGACCGCCGAAGACATCCCAAACGAACTCCTCACATACACGATCTTCGGCGCACTTCACAACGAAACGGAGGCGAGATAGATGCCTAGCCTTAGCGCCTCAACCAATGTCGACCGCAGCAGGCTCGCGCCGGCGACGCCCGCGGCCGCGCCCTCGAGCGGCCCGACCTCGATCCTTCCCGATCCGTCGACGCAGCGATCGCCCTTCATGCACGCGGCGATGCCGACGAGCGCGTCGACCTATGACTCGCTCACTCGGCAGTTTTACGGCTCGGGCGTACCGCAGACGCGCATCCTCTCCCCGACTGGTGGCAAATGAACGTAGGAATCGGCAAGCACATATTGCGACCGGCGACAGAGAAGGACCGCGAGCTGATCGCGCAGTGGATCGAGGGAGACCCCGACCATCGCGGCCGCGTCACCCCCGACTTCTTTCTCGGCAAGCAGCCAGGGAAGGGAGAGCGAAAGCGGGACATCAAGGGCCAGGAGTGTTTCGCGGTCGAAGACCTCAATGGCCACGTCGTCTTCTATATCAAGATGACGCGCACGCTGCGCCTCGATATCCAGTTCGGACCGGCCGGCACGATCGCCGAGAAGCAGCGAAACGCCGACGCCTTGGATGGCGGGTTCGAATGGCTTCGCATTGCCGCAGCCGGATCGGGAATCTGGGAGATCAATTTCAACTCGACCAACCGGCCGTTGACCAGATACGCAGAAAGGCGTCTTGCCTTCCGCAAGGCTCCGAATGAGCTTTCCCACAGGGTAGCCGCTCTACACTCCCAAACGTCCGAAGAAAAACAGGCGCAGCGGTAGCAACACATTATTTAGGAAAGGGTCGAGACGCCTATGTGCGGAGATACCAGCCAACAGGATGCAACGTACCAACAGCAGCAAGAATTTTCGCAGCAAATGATGAACGAAAACACTGCCGTATTTGGCGAACAGCAAAGTATTTTGACTAACCTTAATAATGGCTTCCAGCAGATCATCGCCAACGGGCCAAGTCAGACCGGCTATTCAGCCGACCAGTTGAACACGCTCGAGACGTCCGCGACCGAGAACGTCGCGGCGAATATGACCAATGCGTCGAAGGCGCTCGGCGAAGGTCAGGCGGCGCAGGGTGGCGGCGATACCTTCATTCCGTCCGGAGTGAGCCAGCAGCAGGACGAGCAGTTAGCGGCGACCGGAGCCACAACCGACGCGACCCTGCGGAATCAGATCCTCACGTCTGACTATACCCAGGGAAATACCAACTACAACAACGCAGTCAATGGCGCTCTTGGAGTCGCGCAGCAGCTAAACCCGACGAGCTACGCCGGCGAGGTCAACACGGCCAACAGCGGACAGGCGAGCGAGGCGAATGCGATCTCGGCCTCGGCGATGTCGCCGTTTACTGCCGTCATGGGCGCGCTCGGTGGAGTCGCAGGAGCGGCCGCGACGTATCTGAAGCCAGTACCGGCCGCGCCGTGCTGGATCGCCGCCGAGATCTTCGGCGGATGGTACGAGCCCCGCACCGTCCTTGTGCGCGAGTGGTTGGTCGGCGACTTCTCTCGGTCGGCGATCGGCGCGGTCGTCCTCAAGCTTTATATGAGATTCGGCGAGCGTATCGCCGCAGGCATCCGCAAGCATGTTTCGCTGCGCCGGATCTTTACGCCGATCTTCAACCTCGCACTTAGGAAGGCACAGGCCAAGTAATGGACGAGACAGCAGCCAGCACCCCCGCAACCCCGCCCACGCCGCCGCAACCGCCCGCAGCTCCGCAACCGCCGCCCTCGGCCCCAGGGTCATCGGTCGACGTATCGACGCCAGCCCCGGCCCCGATCGAGACGCAGGCCTCGCCGCAGTCGATGCAGCAGATCGACCAGACGCAGGCCCCCGACCAGACGCAGGCACCCACCGCCGCGGCCGGCGACTATAAGGCCCCGCCGCAGAACTTCGCCTCGCGCGTCTATCACGGCATCCTCAGCGCTCTCGGCGGAACAAATGACGTGAGCTATTCGCGAGATCCCCAGACCGGCAAGATGATCGTCTCGCAAGCGGCCTCCGGACCGGGAACACAGTGGAAGCGCATCATCTCTGGCGCTGTGGAGGGAACCGCCGCGGGCCTCGGAGTCGGCCCGGGCCCTGGCGGACTCGAGCGCGCGGCAGGCGCGGGCATTCAGGCAGGAGTGCAGGGAGCGCAGCAGCGAGACCAGCAGGCGCGCCAGCAGGCCGATCAAAATTATGACGTGGAGCAGAAGGCGCTCGTACGCAAGGCGCAGACGCAGGCCTTGACCTATCAGGGCTCACTCGCTGCATTCCAACTCTCGCGCGCGCAGGTCGAAGCGAAGGCGCAGGACACGGATCGCGAAAATAGTTTTGTCAAGCTGATTCAGGGCGGAGGCAACGGGAGCCAGGACCTGGGCGTCGCGCAGAGCTTCAGCGACATTCTGAAGATGCACCAGGAGATGCCCAACCTTATCAAAGAGAATGCACAGGGAAACATCGTGCAGGTTCCGCATATCAATGCCGATGGAGTTTTCGACGGTACGCGCTACGCGCTGGTAACGCCGCAGTGGAAAGACGCGAAGATTGACACCGATCAAAAGTTTTACGCGCTGAAGCCGCCGACGCAGCCAGGAGATCAGCCCACGATCGAATCCCAGACCGTAAAGGCCGGAACGATCAGCAACGGCGACTTTATCAATCGACAGACCGCAGCTGGAAACGACATCCTGAAATGGCAGATGGAAAACCATAAGCAACTCCATCAGGACAGGGTCGACGCGAGCACCATCAACAAGAACAACGCCGAGGCGAACAAGGCCAACGCGGAAGCAGGTCAGGCCGACGCGACCACTTCGGCGCTCAATTCCGCGCAGAATAGCACGACGAGAGAGGACACGGCCGAAGGCCTCGCCAGCGGACGTTATAAGGTCAGCCAGCTACCGAAGCGGACTGGAAAAGGTCAGCCGACAGTGCAGGACCAGATGGCCGATGCAAATCGGGTTTCAATGCAGAAGTACGGGTTGCCCTTCAGCCCGACGATCATCGAGCAGGAAGACAAATTTGCCAGCGCGCCGAAGACGCAGGCCTATCTCGAGGGCGTCGATCGTATGGTCGGAGACGGTTCGACCACTGGACAGTTGCAGCAGCTTCTCGGCCTCGCGAAGAAAGCAGGCCTAGGCAACAGCGCACCGTGGAATGAGGCGAAGCAATTCATCAAGACTCGATTCGGAAACACGGCCGCGAAGAACTTTGACACGCTTCTGACTGAGACGCAGAGCAATCTCGGAACGCTCATTGGAAACCCGCTTTTAGGCAGTGGCGAATCCGATCAGAAGCTAAGGACGGCCAAGGAAGCATTCGGCGCTAACCCCACCCTCGAAAATCTTCAAGGGCAGGTCGACACCGTTTCCGACGTGCTCAACCGTTCGCGTCAGGATATGGCGAAGCGTAACCGCTATATCCAGCAGCGTTACGGCACGCAGCTCTCGCCACAGCAGCAGATGATCAACGTTCAGATTCCCGGCCATCCACCGGGCCAGATCCCCGCCTCCAGCAAAGCCCAATTCATGAAAGACAACCCCACGGCACAGGTCCTATAAATGGCAAGCCCCGCACAGACCGATCCCTACGCACAGTATGGAGGCCGATCGTCGGCCACGTCCTCGCCCGACCCCTACGCGCAATACGGCGGGCAGGCCGCGAGCACTGGCGCGCCTGCGCCGCCGACCAGCTCGTCGACGACTACGCCGCCACCGGACCCGACGACCGACGATCACAGCTTCCTTTCGGACCTCAACACCGGCTTTGGGCGCGCCGTCGACAGGTCGATGGTTTTGCCTGAGAAGCTGCTTAGCAAGGTGCCGGTGCTTGGCGACCTGATCGACCAGGACCAGATCAAGCACGACCAGACCGAAGGCGCGAAGCCGAACGCGAACATGGCGCAGAGCATCGGCGCAGGCATCGAATCGCTCGCCGAATTTATGGCAGGTGACGCGGCGCTGAAGGGATTGAGTACGGCAGACAAGCTCTCGAAGATCGTCCCGGTGCTGACGAAGCTCGAGAAGGCATCGCCGCGATTGGTCGAGATCCTTGGCAATGCGATCCGGCAGGGAACGGTCGCGACGGCGCAGTCGGCCGAGCACGGCGACAGCGCCGGCGACGCCATGACCTCGGGAGCGGTAACGGCCGCAACCGCAGGCCTCGCGGAGTCTGTACTGCCGTCGATCACTCGCGGAGCCAAGAGCCTGATCGACAAGATCCGCCCAGGCACGACAGAGATCGCCGGCGAGACGATTCCCGTTCTCGCCTCACAGAAGCCAGGAGCCGCGCCGATCGCGGCCAAGGCCGCATCCATGGGCGGGAAGGGAACCGAGGCCATTGCCGAGGCGCAGCAGCAGGGAGGCAGGCGCGCGATTACCAACGTCGCGCAGCGCGCCACCCGAGACGCGCTCGATCGCGTGAATCAGGTACGGCAAGCCGTTCAGCCTGTCACGGACCCCGCGCGATTGCTCGAGGCCCCCGAGGGCTCGAAGGGGTTCCAGTTCACGATCGACGGGCCACCCGTCGAGGAGAGCACGGAAGGCCCGTTGCTCTCGAGCGCGAGAAAGAAGCAGATCGGGACGCGCGTCGTCGAAGGCAAGGGACCGGGCGGCAACAATTACGACGCAAGCAGCTTCCGGCCGGTCGAGGATGGCGCGGCCGCGGCGACGCCCACCGAGGATGCTGCGCCGGTTAGAGGTTCGCACCGTGAGCCCGTTTGGCAGTATCTCTCCAGCGCGAAGCCAGGAGAGGCCGCAGGCGCGCAGGATGTCGTCGGTGGAGGCGGCCGCCTCGTCACGAGCGATTCAGGCCTCGTTCAGCGGACACTCAGCCAGCTTGACGGCGTGATGGATAGCGCGCAGTTCAAGGAGATGTCGGCCGAGCAGCAGGCGCACATCCGAGGACTGCACAAGTCGCTCACGCAGCAGCTCGATATGTATCACGCGACAGCGCGATCGACACCGCACTTTGAGCCGGTCGACTCCGCAGCCCTCGCCGGTCATGTGTCGAGCTTTGGCGAAGCGGCCGACCAGCTCGAGGCGACCGCGAAGCCGGTTTATCAAAAGCTCGATGAGGTATCGGGCGGGCAGTTCACAGCGTTACGCAATCAGGCCAAGGCCGCGTCGAAGGTCATGTTTCAGCCTGGGAGCATAGATGCCTACGACAAGGCGCTCGAGAGCAAGGCCGCGGCCGACAAGGGTATTCAGGATCTATTTACCCGTCATGGAACCTCGGTCAGCCGGACAGAGCTGCAGAGCGCAAATGCAGCTTGGCGCGACGCCCAGGTCCTCGACAACCTGCACCGCGCGATCGAGGGCTCAATTAAGGGCGCGCCGCAGGACATAGCCGACTCCCTCGGGACCAAGAGGATCATTCGCGGCGACACCCTGCAGGCCCGACTCAACAAGCTGGTGACGAAGACCCCGACCGCGCGCGCCAATATCGAGCGCGTGATCGGCAAAGACGGCCTCGAGAATCTTTATCGCGTGTCTGACCTCCTCTCGAAGCCCGAGACGGTAAGCAAGACGCAGAATGCCGCGAAGGAGATCGCGCGCGAGCTGACGCGCCGAGTCGGTAAGGGAGCGCTCATCGGCGGCGCGGTCGGCAGTCTCATCCGTCGTACCGGAGCCGGAGCGCTCGCCGGCGCAGCCCTCGAGGACGGCGGCCGCTTCGTGCTACGTCAGGCGGCGATCAATCCGCGCGTCGGGACCATGGTCGACTATGCCGTGCGTCATCAGGTCAATCCGAAGATATTCGCCCCGCTGATCGCGGGAGCACTCAACAGCGAGCCATCACAACCCACGCAGGAGAACAGCAAGTGATTCCCCAGGCCCATAGTCCCGAAGAGTCGAGGAGCTTCTTTTTCGGAAGCGATCCGCGTTTGATGTCACCGGAGCAGCTAAAGGCGGCGATCGCCGCGCAGATGGCCGACGACTACGATCGCGAGCTGGACAACCCGCTGACGCGCGACCCGAAGATCGCGGCCATACTCGGCGAGATGAAACGCCGGTATGTGAAGTCATCGAATCAGAACATCGAAATGGCGCTCTATCAATACGAGCTGAGCTATAACCACGAGGCCACCCGCCGCCAGCGTTGGCCAGGGCAGCGGCGATGGAAGGGAAAAGAAGCCGAAGAGATGCGGCTCGTCAACATCATGCACCCGTATAAGTTTCTGTTGAAGCTGCGACAGGCAGGCGTCGACGCGCGAGTCGAGGAGCACAAGAATGCGCGCCTCTGGCTCAATCCATGGTCGGCACTCGGCAGGATCGGCGTCAACGCTCGAGTACTCGGCGAACCGATGACAGTCACATCGCTTCAATATCCCTACGGACCCGAGTATTCCATCATGCGATTCAACGAGTACGACGTGCCGAAAGAGGAACGCTTTCGCGGATGGCGGACGGTGCTGCTTTGTCTGATCGTCTCGGATGTCATCACGGAAGAGGAAGCGGAGAAGGCATTCGGGCCAGCGTTAGGGCCTGCAGGCGAGTTTTACCGTGAGCAGTTGCAGATCAATCGAAGGGTAAAAATGGGCCTCCAGATATGAGCAAACCGGCGATTCAAGAATCTGTTCATCCTGTACGTAGAAAGGCAAAAGTCCGCTGCATCGATCAGGGAACGGTCTATGACGTGGTAGGGAAGTTGCGGAAGCTAACCCGCGAGATCGAGCGCGGCGACTATGGTCCAGTCCGCGATCTCACTATCGGCTTCACCACAGAGAACACGTCAAGCGGAAAATTCCAGCGATCGAAGACTGTCGAGATGAGGCATTTTGGGGTAGGCGGCGCACAAATGGCGCACTGGATCGCGTCGACCATGAAAAGCAGGGTGGAACCGTCTTGAACGCGGACACCTTCATCAAGGGAAAGCTTGCTGACTTCTGTCTTCGCGAGGGCATTGTCTCGGGAGGGTCCGACAAGATGCTCGCGGTCGCGCATGTTTTGCGGAACCGCGTCGACGCGGGATGGTATGGCGGCGACTGGCTGCTGGTATTGCAGGCCGCAGAGCTGAGCCGTTACACCCCGTTTCCCGAGACGTGCCGCGTGATGACACTCAGAGAGGCACACGCGAAAGTCTTCTTGCCGCAAGTGGATGACGTCTACCACGGCAGCGCGGAAGACGAGACTAATGGAGCTTTGTATTACGCAGACCTGCACGACGTCACAAGCGAGTACTTCAAGGAGACGATCGCGCAGGATAGAAAAAATCATCCGCTGGTTGCGACCATCGGACTTACTTCTTTTTTTAGGTAGATACCCATGGCCCAGACTCCCCAGGTAACGATTACAGCAACAATGGCCGATCTCATCGGAGCTTTGCAGTCGAACTCCACACTGCAGATGCAGTTATGCGGCTATGGCAGCCAGGTCCCGCGCATCTCTGGAACGGGCATGATCGCGAAGACCTCGCCGATCGCCGTCAAAGCTGGCGGCACCGGAATCATTACGATGTCCATCTGGGGCAACGACGTCATCACGCCAGCAGGAACCTATTACACCTTTGCGGTCGCCGACGACCAGGGCAATGTGGTCCAGCTCAACGCCTACCAGTTCGCCGGCGCCGGAACGTATGACCTCAGCAGCGCGGCGCTCTACGATCCTCCCCCGCCCTCGATCCTGTCGGTGAATCCTGTTCTCAGAGATCCGGCAGGCGCGGCGACGCAAACGATCAATGGCTCCATCACGATCAATGGAGATCTGACAGTCACCGGACAGATCAATAACACCGGCGGCGTCTACGTCCTTCCATGGGCTGCAAACCTTGTGCTCGACGGGCATCTCGGCAGCTCGTTCAAATGCGTATTAGGCGGCGACACGACGATCTCGGTAGCCAACCTGGGCGGCAACTCTCTCGTTCCCCTGCGACTGGTGCAGGACGGCGCGGGCGGCCATGCTGTCACCTGGGCGGGGAGCATACGCAACGCTGGAGTAGTCAGCCCCGCAGCAAACTCGCGATCGGTGTACCTGTTCGCGGCAGACAAAGACGGAAGTTTAGACGCAGCAAGTCCAGTGATGTACAGCTAGGAGACAGGAAAATATGAAGTTGAAAAGGGCCTTTTTTTGCATTGCTGCTTTGGTGTTTCTGGTTGGAACTGTTGCGATGATGTTTGCTCAGCAGCAGATGGGAGCGGTCGCAACTCCACAAATCAATACCGATTACTACATCGGATCGGCACCGGGAATCTATTCGACGATTCAGTCGGCCGTGACGAAGGCCTGCGCCACAGCAGGCGCGCGCATCGTCATCCCGGCAGCGGCCACCCCGAGCGACACGATCGCAGGCGTCACAGGTGGATGCACCAAGGTCCAGATCGAAGATCGACGCACAGCGCCGTCGACCTCCTACATGTGGAGCTCGACGCAGTATCAGGCCGCATTGCCCGCAGCGGCCACGGCCGCGGGACCAGCAGGGACGCCGACACTATGCCCCGCAGGGCAGGCCGCGCAGGGCGTAGGAGCCGGATTCGCGGCGGCGGGATGCTTCACCCCTTCAGGGGGAGGAGGAACGCCGGGCGGCGCTTCCCTCGAACTCCAGTCGAACAATAGCAACACAGCATTCGCCGGAACTAACATCTTCACCAGCTCCGACAAGACCATAAACAAGGTCGGATCTATGCGGTGGGAACTACTTCAACAGAACTCCTCGCAGATTGGATTCTGCGGAGGCAGGCAGTGCGCGAATCTTGAGCAATACTATGCCGACCAGCCCACCATTCAAGGAACGACACCAGGGTTTGGGCAGGATTTTTATCACTATCACACGGCCCTTTTCAATGGCCCGAATCTGAATAACGGCAGCCCTACGACAGTAGACAAGGCGGGCGGCGCAGTCGTGAAAGTGGACGACTATGAGATCCAGTTCCATACCCCGGCCATCTCTCAGGTAATCAGTGGCAATATCTTTTGCGCAAAACTTCATGACTGCGCGGGTTTCTATTTCAATATGTTCAATCACGGAGGCGCGATCACTCCGGCCGATGAGGGCATTACGCCGATCAGGATCAACGGGGGAAATCTAATCACCCACCTGTTTCAAGGACTTGTATCGGGTTCGCCGGCAGTTGGTGCAACCACGGTTGCATTCTCGCCAGCCGTAAATCTTGCCGACGTAGTACCCGAAGGCCTTGCCTTCGATCCGTCCGCACCGATGGCGGGACCGTGCAATGTCGCATATAACGGCTACAACGGCGCGACGAATGTAGTGACAGTAGCGCCGGGATGCATCACGGCATCAGGAGTAACGGGAACCACGATCACTACCATTGTCCCTACGACCTTCACCGCAAACGGTTCGCTGGCGACCTTCACGGTTCACGTGGACAACGACAACACCCCAGGAGCAGCGGGATTTGATGGCACGGATGTTATCGCGCTTCGCTGTCCAGAACCACAACTTGAGTTCCTGAAAAACTATACCGTCAGCGCCAAAGACGCTTCCGGCAATCAGGTGATAACCGGCCTTGTTTACCATGGTCACGCGTCAGGGTGCTTTGTCGCGCAGGCAGCATGGGGCAATGGAACGGTGGGTACACATGGGATTCTGGATCTTGTGTACGACAGAAATGGATCCGCGTGGCGGACTGGCTATTATGTCGTTGGCGCGACCGATGCAACGCATCTAACGATTTCAACTTATGCTTTTGGTGCGCAGGGAACAATTATTCCTTGGATGCACAATTTCGGAACACAGCAGGTTACAAGTCTCACTCGAGCATCTAACGTCGTCACGGCGTGCAATCTCGGGAATACGCCGACCGATTACGGCGGTGAGCTGGCAGATATCACCGGAGCCGCAGACTCATCCTTCAACGCTACGGGAGTGCAGCTTTCGAATAATAATTCCTCACTCTGCGTAACCTATGCGAACAGCGGCCCGAACGCCTCGACAACTGGCGCGACTATCACAATCGGTGGAACCGTGGGAGGGGCGAACGGATCGGGCGCTTTCTACGTTTTGCCAGCGGCGATGATTAGGCAAGCCGATAGCACTGTTACGACCGATTCGAATGGAGTAAAAACCGCCGTACTCAGTGGAACGCTTGAGATTTATCCAAATGACATGACGTGGACAAACGGGCACTTTTTTACCGCTGTCGACGACATGCAAAGTTCCGTCCACGTCATTACGGCGCTGCATCAATTTGAAACAATGCCGAATCTTCAATCAAGTTCGGCACTGTTTGAGGCGAGATATGCGGGTCATGGCGTTACCTCTGGATCATTTAGGGGATATTTTGACTTCAATCAGAACCCCTATTCCCTTTACGAAGGAGGGTGTAATACAACCTGCACCGGAGCAAACGGGAGACTCACCGGGCCGACTGTATTTCTCTCAGCTGGGCCGCACTCCGTCGGATATCACATGGATGCACCATTGCCTAGAGGTCGAGTGATTGATGTTGGAACCAATCCAGCCATAACCTCGAATTTCGGTAGCAATACTTATTTCCCCTTTTGCTTCCAAGCCAATGGCGGGAATTGCGGATTTTTTGCAACTTACGATCCGAATGCTGGACTGACTCAAATAGTCGGGGGGACTGGTCACGGGACCGGTGGAACAATCCAAGTGAACGATAATCTGATCAGCATCTCAGCGGGTACAGGGCCGATGACTCTTACCGCTAACTCTTACACCTTCCCTCACTTTGCCGCAGCAGGGACGCAGTGCGCGACATTCGACACCACCGGACTCCTCGGCGAGCAGCTTTGCTCGACCCTCATCCCCGTCTTCGGTGCATCTGGAACGAATCACAAGACGGGAATCGTTCCCGACCCTGGCGCTACCGCAGGCACGACCCGCTATCTACGGGAAGACGCAACCTTCGCCGATCCCCTGGCGGGAGGCGTCACGGTCAACGGATCGTCCTGCACCATCACGGCGATTGTTAAGGGAGTCATTACGGCGGCGACGTGTACACCCTAGCTGCAGATCGTCGTACCTTGAAGGCATTGCAATACTTCGATTTTTTTATATCTGTCAAAGGTTCTAACCATCTCGAGGAGGAGAGGCCATGCATGCAGAAGACTCGGGGGGGATGCCACTCACCAGAGACGGAGGTTTCAAGATGATTCAAACGGAGTTAGCAGTCTTCGAGGATAAGAGGTTAGTACCTGCGATCAATAGCCTCAAGCTGATGATCGCCAGCAACGATGATAAGACCGACAACTCGACGGAGGCGATCAACCAGCTCCGCGGCGCGATCAAAGGGCTCGCGGCCTTCAATGCGATCTTGGGCGTTATCTGGATCGTGATTCAGATTCACGAAAGAACAGTAAGCCACTAAAAGGAGCGGCGAGCTATGAACGTCCCAACACCTGCAGGACTGGAGTACCTAGATTTATCTGCCTCGAAGATCGAAGGTTTTGAAGGGCGGGTCGAGTGGCTGTATCTCGACACGTATCGACACGTCACGACGGGCGTCGGCAAGATGCTGGCGAGTGTCCTGGCGGCGCAGGCTTTGCCGTTCAGATCTCCGAGCGGCGAGCCTGCAACGATGGAGGAGATCGCGGCCGACTTCGCGCGAGTTTCCGCAATGGAGCCGGGACACCTGCCGACTTATTACCTGTCGTCAACATCGGTTCGGCTTCTCAATCAGGATGTCGACGCGATACTGTTCAGCGTCGTTGCTGAATGCGATCGCTGGCTGAGAAAGCAATTCGCAAACTATGCAAGCTGGCCCCTGGCTGTAAAACTGGCTACGCTGGATATGCGTTACAACCTCGGACCGAAGAGGTTTCTCCACTACACCAAACTGAATGCAGCTCTCGCAGCCGAGGATTGGATGACGGCAGCCAAGCAGAGCCGCCGCAACGTCAGCGATGCAGCATTCGCCGAACGCAATTATTGGACACTTTCCCAATTCCTTGATGCTGAGAAGCAGGCCCAAGGCCACGCCGCCGCCTGAAGTTTTCAAGCGATGGTTAAATTTCAACCACCAATGTCAGATTCAAAAGGAGCCCTTCCCATGCATTTCCTGACTCTCATTCTTACCGCCGCATTCTGGGCGGCACTGCCTGTTAAGTTGGTCGCGATCGCCGGCATCGTTTACGTCGTCCTGCAGGCGATCAAAGCCAAATATCCCGCGATCGGTGGCACCTGGGCGATCGTATTGAATGGCCTGCTTACCTTCGCAGGCCTTCTCTCGGTCGCTCACCCTGGCGATATCTCGACGGCCGCCTTTTGGTCGAATCTGCTTTTGACGATCGCGGGCTCCGCTGGCTTGCATGGCACCGTGCGATCGCTCACCCAGGGATCGCAGGATCCGGCCCCGGCGCAAACCTCTAATGTGGGGATGAAGGCGGCAGGTCTGGTGCTGGCATTTGCGGTCGGCTTTGCCGTTACGGGATGCGCGCTCAAAGCTACCGCAACGACGACCGCAACCGCGCCGACCCTTCCCGCTGGTGCGGTCGACCAGACGGACGCCAACGCCTTCAAGGTGCTGCGACCGGCCCACGACTTCGCGGCAAGCATCTCGGCCGACATCCAGAGCGGAAAGCTGACTGTTACCGCCACGCAGAAGACCGCCGTTACCTCGATGAACAAGGCGCTGAACATCGCGGACGCGGCCGAGCAGTCGTATCACAAGGCTGGTGGAGGAAGCACCGCAGCCCTAACCGCCGCGCTGAATGCCGTTCTCAGCGCATGGAGCACGGCGCAGACTTCCCTCGCCGCACAGTAAGCAAAACGAAATAATTCGGGGGCGGATTCCCAGATAACGAAACTCGCCCCACAGTTGCGTACACCAACCGCACGGACAGAAAGAGGACTTTCGATGTCAATTACCACCGTCATAACGCTTGTGCTTACCCTTGTGCCTCAGATACTCGAGGGAGCCGGCGTCATCCCCTCGAGTCTCGTAACACTGTTGGCCAGCCTCGGCGCGTCCATCCCCGGCCTGATTACCGCCTTGACCAGCGGAGGCAGCACCACGGATGCAACCATGGCCGCGCTGTCTGGTATCCAGACCGAGATCAACACGCTGATGGCAAGCGGCACGCTGTCGACGACCAAGCTCGCGATCGCAAGCAGCCTCACCGCGGCCCTCTCTGCGGCCTTGGCTGGCTACAAGTTCGCCGAGACCACGACGGACCCGAGCACCCTAACCGCACTACCCGAAACGCTGTAAAAGAGAGAGAATCAAAGCGGCGATCCTAACGCCGGATGAAAAGCAGATTTGGCCACTGGGCCGGGATAAATTCCCGGCCCGTTTTTTTGCAATCAAAACGGTTGACAAGGTGCTACATGGAGGATACATTCGCGTGTAGGAGGCAACAGGCTAAATGGCCACTTGGAAAGTCAAGGTAAAAGTAGAGGTCCACCAGACCGTCGATCTTGAGCGCGAGGTCGAGGCCGAGACTCGGATCGAGGCCGAAGACAAGGCCGAGCAGGCGATCTCGATGGATGAAATTGCAGAAGAACTCGATCTCGATTGGGTAACGCTCAGCTCGAAGGCAACGGCGGAAGACGAAGAAGAAGAAGAGGAAGAGGACGAGGCCGAATGAACGCGATATTGGAAGCAGTAAAGCCCTTGGAAGAAGCAGCTCGTCGCATCAGGCATGAGATGAAGCTTAGCGGCGCGAGCAACTTGGTTGAAACGATGGTTTCTTCGCTTATCGACAACCCTGAAGAGTTGCGCGTCGACGTCATGGTCTGCGGACTCGGATCGAACCCTGTAATCCGCGTCAGCGCAGCAGCTTCGGACATCGGCAAGATCGTTGGCAAGCAGGGACGCACGGCGCGCTCGATACGCACCATCCTGTCGGCCTATGCAAAGCGCGAAGGCCTCACCCTGGCGCTCGACATCGTCGACGGAGCTAGCCGGTAACAACTACCACAGCAGAGCAACCACGAAAGGGAACCATGAAGATCATTGAATTTCAGGCCGAGAACATCAAAAAGCTGAAGGTCGTACAGATCAAACCCAAGGGCCACGTTATCGAGTTGACCGGCCGCAACGGATCGGGCAAGACGTCGGTGCTCGACTCCATCCTGTATGCTCTCGCCGGCACCGAGGACCTGCCGAGCCAGCCGATCCGCAAGGGTACAGACAAGGGCGGGATCTTTATCGACCTGGGCGACTATCGCGTGCTGCGTAAGTTCACGCCCAACGGAAATGTGCTGATCGTCGAAGGAAAGAAGGGCGAACGGTTCCAGAAGCCGCAGCAGTTGCTCGACAAGCTTTTCGGCGATCTCTCGTTCGACCCGCTGGCCTTTACGCGCATGAAGCCGAAGGAGCAGGCGGCCGAGCTGCAGCGTCTCTCGAGGCTGGACGTTGACCCGACCGCGATCGACGCCGCCAACAAAGAAGACTATGACGCGCGGACGCAGGTGAACCGCGAGGTAAAGCAGCTGCAGGCGCAGATCGACGCGATCAGCTTCGTGAAGGAGTTGCCCGAGCAGCCGATCGACATCTCGAGGTTGCTTGGCATGATGACGACGGCCAGCGAGGAGAATACGAAGCTGGCAGAGCAGAGGCTACAACTGGCGCGTCGGCATGATGCCCTGAATAAGCACCGCGACGAAGTGATGAACATGATCGTCGAGGCCGAAGAGCTTGAGACGCGAGCCCGCGAGCTGCGTGAGAAAGCGGAGCTAAAGAGGAAGGCGATCGAAGAGGACGCGAAGGAGATCAAGGCCGTAGTCATCGGCCAGCCGTTCGATGTCTCGGCCCTGCAGGAGGAGATCGAGAACGCGCGCGCGACCAACTCGCAGATCGACAAGCGGACCCAGAAGGAGCGGTTGCAGCAGCAGCTCGAGGCGAAGCAGGCCGAGGCCGACAGGCTCACCGAGTCGATGAAGAACCGCGAGACGACGAAGGAGGAGGCGATCGCGCGCGCCGAGATGCCGATCGAAGGCCTCGGGTTCAAGGATGGCGAGGTTACTTATAACGACTTGCCACTGAATCAGGCCAGCGGTGCCGAGCAGCTTCGCGTCTCCCTGGCGATCGCCATGGCCAGCAACCCGCAGGTGCGGATCATCCGGATCACAGACGGCAGCTTGCTTGATGACGAGAGCATGGAGATCGTCAAGCAGATGGCGATCGCGCGCGACTATCAGATCTGGATCGAGGTTGTCGACACGAGCGGCAAGGTGGGAATCGTGATGGAAGACGGCGAGGTGATCGCGAACAACGACACCGAGGACCTGCCGGCCGAGCCTGCTGTCGCTGAGGTAGCGGAGACCGAGGGCGGCAAGAAGAAGCCAGGGAAGGCGAGCAAGGCCAAGTAATGCCGACCGATGAAGCGACGCGCGAAGGGGGGATTGACATCCCCCCGCTCACGCCCGAAACCTGTCCATGCCTCCATTGCGATGGAAAACGCAGATATGCCAGAGAGGACGAGATGCCAACACGAAACAACACACACGCAAGCATCCCCCAGGCGGATCGAGACGAATGGTTGACCGAGTTCGAGCTGGTCGACCTACTCGAGTCGAAGCGCAAAGGCCGAAGTCTTAGAGAGTTCGCGCTAATGCTCGATGTATCCAACACCTTCTTGGGTGATGTCCTGAGAAGAATGAAGTCACCAGGGGATAAGGTTCCCCACATGATCGGTTACGAAGAGGTAAAGCTGTACCGTCCCATCCATCCCACGACGAGAGAGAAAAAATGAACATTGCCGGCCTTTTGTGCATAGCGTTTTTGGTGCTTTGGTTCCCCCTCTGCGGCTTCGTCGGCCATCAGCTCAAGAAACGGCAGGCGAAGAAGCAGGACCGCCCCGATCCGGTCGCCCCGACTCCTCCGCACGTCCACATCCTAGACATTGACCGGAGCGAGATCACGATCACCGAGGCCGGTGGAGTCCTGGCGCGCTGCATTCTCGCAGGGTGTAAGGAGTCGGTCTATATCGCGCCGAACCTCGGAAACACCTTTATCGTCGAAAGCGTCGAGGTTCGGAAGTGAGCACGCCATGCAAGTACATCCGAAAAAATTCGAAGTTGCAGCCAGTTGAATGGTGCAAGACGCTGGCCAACGATTCCGGCTATTGCCCGCGTCACGTCCTGATGCTCGAGGCCGAGAAGGTCGCGGCCGCGAAGAAGGAGAAAGACAAGCAGGCGAAGAAGGTAGCAGAGCTGAAAAGGAGAGCGCGCCGATGAAGAGAGCCCGACTAGAAGAGGAATTTCAGAAGATTATCCCGCAAATGGCAGAGGCCCCGGCCGACCCGATCGCGATGGAGTGCGGTTGCGGAGGCGTTGGCATGGTAGCGGTGGAGGAGGGTGGCCACCGTTACATGAAGGACTGCATTTGTCTTATCCGGAGGCGCGTCGACGGGCATCTGAGGCGCGCCCAGGTTCCCGAGCGATACCGAGAGAAGACGCTTGACAGTTACGACGCAATGGGAGGACACCCGTCCCTCGCGCGAGGATTGGCTACAGCGCGCCGATACGTCGCGGAGTACCCTGTCGGCACCCGCGGCCGTGGCGTGCTCATGGTGGGGACCGTAGGCGTAGGGAAGACGCATCTAGCGGTTGGCATCCTTCGCGAGCTGGTGATGCACAAGGGAGCGCGCGGCCGGTTCTGCGACTTCCGCGACCTGCTAAACCAGATCAAGCGGACGTTCAGCGACAAGAGCGTGACCGAGGCCGAGATTCTGGATCCAGTTTTCGCGGCCGACGTCCTGGTGCTCGACGAGCTTGGAGCGGTGCAGGCGACGGACTGGACTTTCGACGCGGTGGAACGCATCATCAACGGCCGGTACAACGACAACAAGAGCACGATCATAACGACGAACCTGCCGAACCTGCCGCCCGGTGGCAACCAGCTCGACGGCGCGGCGCTCGACTACGGCCGAGCGGTGGCAGCGGCACGCGGCGAGACGCTTGGCGATCGGATCGGCGCGCGCATGCACTCGAGGTTGCAGGAGATGTGTTTAGTAGTGGAGATGAGCGGCGAGGACTATCGGGCCAAGAAAGGGCGGCGATGAGTATTAGAGATTTACTGGAGGCGATCGGCATCGCCGAACCGCAGGGAATGGGTGCAAGACTCAATTCGGAGGCCGGTACGTGGAGCGACCTGCCGACCTATAACCCGGCCGTTAAGGATCTCGGCCGCTTCGTCCTCGGCGGCCTATGGCCTCATCCGCATTCGGACGCGACGCGCGACTCCTGCGATGTGTGCAGCGGAGACCTGGCACTCGACCCGCGCGATCGCCGGATACTGGCCAGCGATCCAACCATCAAGAAGTGTTGTGCGCGGTGCTTTTTTACGAAGGGTGGAACCGCTTGAGCGATCTAAGCATGTATGTGATCTATGACCACCCGCGCGACTATCCCGATTGCTTCGTCGTCCGCAAGTGGGAGATCGCCGGCGAGGTGGGGAAGCCAACGAATATCTTCAACACGGCCCCGAGCCTCGAGGAAGCGCGCAAGTTGGTGCCGCCCTTCTTTCATCAGATCGATCGGCACGAGGCCGACGACCCGGCGATCGTGGAGGTGTGGCTTTGAGTGCATGCCCCTATGCCCTGCGTCAGGGATTGACGCCGCCGCCGCCGCGCATCGCAGCCTTGCCCGTCGACGAGCGCGGCTATCCCATACCCTGCTTTGTTGGCCACAACAAGGGAGTGCTCGATTTTCGCGTCGCGAATACCGATCACATCGTCGCGTGTGTCCGCAAAAACCTTTGTTGGGTGTGTGGTCAAAAGCTATTCGAGGAGAAGGTTTTCGTGATCGGCCCGATGTGCGCGATCAACCGCGTCAGCTCAGAGCCGCCCTCACATCGCGAGTGTGCGGTATGGTCGGCTCAGAATTGCCCGTTTCTTACCAAGCCACATATGAAACGGCGCGAGGATGGGATGCCGGACTGGTTAGAGAACAACGCGCCGGGAATCCCCTTGGCGCGTAATCCCGGCGTTTCGCTGGTGTGGTATACGAAGCGATTCGATGTTATCCACGTCGGCAGAGGCGTCCTCTGGAAGCTTGGCAACCCGTTTAGGTGGGAGTGGTTTTCAGAGGGAAGGCCAGCGATCCGCGAGGAGGTTGTGCGGTCGATCGAGAGCGGCTATCACAATCTCACCGAGGAGGCCGAGAAGGAGGGACCGGCCGCGATCGCAGAGCTGAAGCGCGCGACGTTGGAGCACCTTCGTTATCTGCCTAGGAGGTAGACTTGCACGCTGCGCGGATCGGCTGTTAATTTAGCAATACAGCCCACCCCACGAAACACAAAGGCGGCGAATCCGCATGAGATTCGCCGCCGTTTTGCGTGTACTGGTTTTAGTTGGAGAGTTGAGCCCCTTTAAGCGCCTTCATCGTCTGGAATAGGTCGAGGCCTGCGAAGGGTTCCTCGATCGTCAGGCCCAGATTGCGCAGCTCTCTTTTAGCAACCTCGCGATACAGCCATCCGCCCAGGAGGACGACGCGGTCGATGCGGATGCCCGTCCGATCGCGGTAGGTGCTCAGCATGGCAGCGGCCCGGTTACTCCATCGAAGATGATCGAAGTCGCGCGTCAGGCTGCAAACTTGGTTGAGCTGATCGGCCGTAAACTTTCGGTCATAGTCTTCGATCGGTGTATCAGGCCAGAGCCAACCATACTTTGCCGATAGAATCCACCAGCACGCGCCGCGCGACTCTGCGAACCTGCGATGCAGCCGGAAGAGTGTCGACGTGTAAGCATCCTGCGCCGAGGTCGGCGGCAGCATAAAGTTTTTATCCCATACCTTCTGTTGACCACAGGGAACAATAACCAGCGTCGACATCAGTATCCTTTCGCCGTGTTTTCAGCGGCCTGCTGCAGTTCGCATTCCTTGGTCAACTCCTCGAGCCTCGCGAGACTGGCGCGTGTCGTCGCCATTCGGCAGATGACACCCTCGACATCGGAGAGCACAAGCGCGTCGGAGATCGCCCCGCCCCATCCATCTTCGCGCTGTCCGAGCATCGCAATCACGAAGTCTTCGCGTCCTGGCACATTTACAACTATTTCGGCGTTGCCTGCTTTCATCACTGCGATGCGTGCCGTTCGGAGAATTGCGGAGGCGTTCAGCTTGCGGTAAGTGTTTTGCATTGGAATCAGTATCCTTTCGCGTTGGGAGTGTAGCGGTTGAGGGCGTTAGCGATGCGCTTGGCCATGTTGTGAGTGACAGCGCGCGCGATCGCTTCATCTTTGCCGCGCATCACGTTGCGGTCGATCGCGACGAACTTATGCGGCTTAGGCTGTTCTGCTTGTGTCATCGGTGGACTCCATGGGTGTAGAGCTGGCGCGTACCTGAGTGCGCAGGTAGGACTTAACGCGGTCGGTCGTCTGGATGACGCGCTCGAGTTCGGCCGCGAAGTGAAGCCGCTTTTGCGATCGAGCGGCCAGGAGCATGATGCGAAGACTGGTGGAGGCATCCACCAGATCGCAGTGTGCGGCGAGTACCGGGTTAGTGTCCCAAAGGGTGGAATGATCGGTCGCGGCAGGCGGAAGGGCTACAAGCTGAGGCATTGAATCCTCCAAAGGGTGAAAGGGTTTTGGGCTCACAGCGCGCCTCCGAAGAGGCCGAGCTGCGTAGGTTCGTGGGGGATGTAATCAGAAATAGCAGGCGATTCGTCAGCAGGTTCAAAGGCGTCACATTCGCAATTGCGGTAATGTTTGCCGCTACCTTCTGACCAGTGGCAACCGCATTCATCCGTGTTGAAGTGATCTTTTTCCGCGTGGCCACACTTGCAGAGTGTCGAGCTGGTGAGCCGCGCGATCGCGACCGCGATGCGAGTCTCGTCGATAAAGTCGTCGTCGTCGATCGGTTCGCCATTGTAATCGTCTTCGTCGTCTTCGTCTGTTAGATCAGTGTTAGGTCGATCATTGCGAGGATCTCGCGCGCCGGTGTAGCTGTCTTCGTCGTCGTCATCCTCCAGCTCGAGATCGTCGTCGTCGTCCAGCTCGAGATCGTCGTCGTCATCGTCGTACTCATCCGCGATCGCGTCTTCGTCTTCTTTGCGATCGGTGTGGTAGGTTGCGCGCAAATAGTCCTGATAGTCTTCTGGACTGCTTTCGATCGAATATTCCGGCCCGGTGATGACGTAACACTTCCCGCCATGGTGGACCGTCATGCCGTGATAGAAACCGTTGGGGTCTTTCCGTGCTGATTCCCCATGGTTGCCATCGCCGTGAATCTTTTCTTTGTAGGTTGTCGGCTTACCGCTAAATTCTGGCAGTGAGCACAGGCGATAGATGGAATGGATGCGATCGCCAGCACCAGAACCGCACGAACCTGTCGAGGTCCATTCAGCGCCGTCCATCTTGAAAGGCTTGCGAATCTTGCCATGCATCCCTATTGTGTCGGCGCTGTAAGACTGTTGCATGGCGACCATATCGACGGCCACGCTACCGAAGAGATCGACGCTTTGAGGTGTGTACGGGATGCCTCTCACGCTGTCACCTCCGTTTCAGTAGCGACGGCCGAGGCCTTGCGATCGAGGATATAGTCGGCCGCATGTTGCGCCTTTTGTGCGGCCGAGATCGCCAGCGTCCGATCATTCTTTAGCGATCGCATCCAACCTTGTATGTACGCGGCCGCGTTGGTCAAAATCGCATCGTTCGCGCATCCCGACTCGGCGCACAGAAACGCGGCCGTGAACTCCGCGACTAACTCTTCTTTGCTGTAATCCTCATCGCCTAATGCAGCCATCTTAACCAGCTCCACCCGATCGAGTCGCGACTTGTTTCCGGTGGAGTGTGCGAACTCATGGAAGAGAGTGGAGTAATACGCGGCCGATGTGCTAAAGGCCGTTTGTATTGGCATTTGAACGTGATCGGCGCCCGGTGAGTAATACGCTTTGTTTCCGCCATGGCCGAGTGTCGGATGATTGGCGCTGGTAAGGTATTTGTCGGCGATCGCGGCCGCCTCTGCGATCGCGTCGAATTGTGGAGCATCAAAGGGAAGTGTCGGCTTAACTCCGTCGACCTGTTCGAGTCCGTCTATTTGCTCGAGGTTGAAGACGCTGTATTGCTTCGCGAATGCGAACTCTTTATCCTCACCCGTCTTTTTATCTGTCTCTTTCGAAAACTTCCAAAAGACAACGGGCGAAGCCTTTTCACCCTTGCGAACGTGTCCACCCAACTCCTGAGCCTGTTTGTAGGTCATCCAGTAGCGCGAGGAGTAACCCGAGCAAAGCAGAGTTAGGACATTGATACCGCGATAGGGTTTCTTTGTGGCGAAGTTTACGGGCATTGCGCCGAATCCCTCGCCCGTTGTCTTCCATTCTTTCCGCCATGGAATCACCCCGCTTTCTAAGCTGGAGATGATTCGATCGGTGATGACTTCGTAGATGTGCGTTTTCTCTGCCATGTTTGTTTCTCCTGTCGAGGTACGGGCGAACCCGATTTACTTGATTGTGGGGAATGCTGCACTCTGAAGGTGTGATTGTGCAGTGTCAATGCATCGGCGCGCGCGGTCGAGTTCGATCGCGCTCTCTGGTGGGACAAAGCCGAACTCGTCGACGTTAAGAACGAGTGTCCAAACCTTCGTCATTGCTTCGTGAATAGCAAGGATGCGATCGCGCGCGGAAGTGTCAATCATTGTTTTTTCTCCTGTTGTTCTGGTGAGTTAGAAGGTACGGGCGAACCCGATTTAGAAGGTGCTGGAGTTGAAGTTTTTGTAGGTGATCCGGTGAAGGTAAGTGTGCAGCATCTCGATCTGTTGCGCATCACGATAGGACGCATTCGAAAGGTCGAGACTAAGCTGTGTGAGCATTCGCGCGCGTCCGATGAGTACCTGAATCCTGAGCTGGCAAATGTCAAGTTGAGCGACCATGATAGCGTTACGTGCTTGCATTGTTTTTCTCCTGTTGTTTCGGTGCGTTTAGAAGGTACGGGCGAACCCGATTCAGTTGCGAATGGCCTGCGAATGGCCTGCGAATCAGGCCAACATTAGTTCCGTTTCTAAGCGCATCAGGCATTCGCGAATGTTGTTATTCGACTCTTTGACGATGCGCGCAAAATTCGGAGCTGGCGCGCCATTCGCTTCAGCTTCCCAGATGCGCGCCAGTAGTGCGGCCGCTTCCTTGGCGATTCCATAGCTGGAAAACTCCACCGTACGAAGACGTGAGAGGAATCGAGGTTCCAAGCGGTCTGTACCGTTGCAAGTGAATATGAAAATTGTGTTAGGCGGAAAGTTTGTCGAATCAAGCTTAGACAAAAGAGAGACTTGCGCCGCATCCGTCATACGATCGGCTTCGTCGATCAGAACGAGATGCATCTTGAAGCCGAGACGCGGTACATATTGGCATGTACGTCGAACCCGTTCGATGTTTTCGAGATTGCATTCTTGCGAGGGAATGTGGTGAACCTCTGCCGGAATCGCGGCCGCGATCGCCATGGCAAGCGTAGTCTTACCAGTCCCAGAAGGACCAACAAAAAGCCATGCTGAAGGGTACGGGTTCGCGACTAGCTTCGCGAATATGCGACGCGGCTTCTCCAGACCAACAAAGGCATCGATCGTTTCAGGACGATACTTTTCAGTGAGAGGTTGCGGAAACTCGAAGGTGAGGTTGCTTGATGCCGTTGCGGATGTCGCGCTAATGGCCTGCGATTCGAGTGCGAATAGGGTTTCCATTTGCTTTGTTTCTCCATTCAGAGGTACGGGCGAACCCGAGAATCGTTGAAGCAGTGAAGCAACTACAAGATGACATCGGCCGGTGAACGTGTCAACAGAAAAATGTTGCTGCATGTGCAATGCATTATTTATTGACAGCGAATCGGCCGCGAATGCCCTGCGAATGCCCTGCGAAGGGATGCGCGCGATTGTCCTGCGAATGCCCTGCGGATGTCCTGCGAATGCCCTGCGGATGTCTCGCCGATGCGATGCGGATGCCACATGGAGACGACAGCCAGCAGGCCACACAATCCCACA